CCGAACATCTGACGTTGGTTACGGCCGTCCGCCCCGCGAACATCAGTTTAAACCGGGTCAATCCGGCAACAAGCTGGGCCGACCAAAGGGATCGAAGAACGAGGCGACGATTTTGAGCGAGGTGCTCGGCCGGCGCGTCGATATTCGCGAGAAAGGCAGAACGCGAAAGATAACTGTTCGCGAAGCCATTTACCTGAAGTTCGCAGAGAAGGCTCTTACGGGTGACCCAAAGGCGGCCAGCTTCCTGCTTAATCGCGATCAGATCGTGGAGTCATCTGGACTGCCGGCAGCTGAAATTCTCGATATGGACGACCAAAAAGCGCTGGAATTCTTCAAGCAGGAGCTGGAAGAGCGACTAAAGAATAAAGAGGAAGGCGATGAATAGCCACGACACCAAACTTTTGCATGCAGGTCTTCGCTCCGATTTCGTGACTTATTTGTATCGCTGTTTTCTCCACCTTAACCCCGGCGCACTATTCCTTCCCAATTGGCACATTCACGCGATCGCCTACCAGCTCGAACGTGTTCGCCGCGGAGAGATCACCCGTTTGATCATCAACTTGCCGCCGCGCTACCTGAAATCGATTACTGTTTCGGTTGCATTTCCCGCGTTCCTGCTCGGTCTTTCGCCGTCGCGCAGGATCATCACCATTAGTTATGCTGACGAGCTCTCGGCCAAGCACGCAAGCGACTTCCGATCGGTGGTTCATTCCCGCTGGTACCAGCGCGGCTTTCCGAGCATGCGGATCTTGCGCAGCACCGAAGGCGAGTTGCTCACGACGAAACGCGGCTTTCGCAAGTCGACCTCAGTATCGGGGACTCTGACGGGGCTCGGCGGCGACCTGGTCATTATCGATGACCCACAAAAGCCGGTCGACGCGCAATCGGACGCGCGCAGGACCAGCGTCAACCAGTGGGTCACGAATACCCTGATGTCGCGCCTCGATAACAAGCAGACCAGCGCTGTCATCGTGGTGATGCAGCGGGTTCACATGGACGACCTGTCGGGTTATCTCACCGGCTCGTCGGATGACTGGACGGTCCTCAGCCTACCCGCCATCGCGGAAGCCGAAGCCTCGATCCCGATCGGACCGAGCAAGTTTCATCATCGGCAGATCGGGGAGGCGCTCCATCCAACGCATGAGTCGATCGAGACCCTGCGCAAGCTGGAACAGACCCTCGGTCCTGATGTATTTGCGGCACAGTACCAACAGTCGCCTGTCCCCGCTGGCGGCGGGATGATCAAGCGCACCTGGTTGCGCTACTACGATGATGCCCCTGCAAATATCCCCGGCAGCCGGATCATCCAGAGCTGGGACACAGCTGCGAAGGACGGCGCTCAAAATGACTGGTCAGTATGCACCACCTGGTTGGTTGCTGACGACAACTATTATTTGCTCGATCTTGTCCGAGATCGGTTCGAATATCCTCTCCTGCGGGATACCGCCCTTGAGCTCGCCAATCGCTTCAAACCCCATGAAATCCTGATCGAAGAGGCTTCGACAGGTATCGCATTGGCCCAGGAGCTGCGCGAAAGAGGCGACTTTTTCATCAACCCCGTCAAGATCGAGCGCGACAAAATCGGCCGGCTTTACGTTCAACAGGGCAAGTTCGCGGCCGGTCGCGTCTGGTTTCCGAGGAGCGCTCCGTTTGTGCCGGAACTAGAGCGAGAGTTGCTGACCTTCCCGCAATCGCGTCATAGCGATCAGGTCGATAGCATCAGCCAGGCACTCTCTTATGAACTCGGTTACGATTACACCTACAGCTGGGTGTGATTTGCGCGCGGTCTTAGAGCTGCTCCACAACCCAATCAGACGGCCTTGGCTGATAGCTCGCTTCGACCACATCCGGTTTCGGGATTAAATGCGTGTCCCGATTCACTTGCTGGCGGTCAATGAAAAGTCCCTGAGATCGGCGGAATATGCCCGCCTGATATAAGCCAGGGGCCGCCGACAGGCAGTGGCCAAACGGCTGGGCCGACGGCAGTCTCTCACTGCCAAGTACGAGGGTGGTGAACGCCGGATTGACGTTGTGGAATTTGCTGCGATTGCGCGGGCTCTGGGGTTGATCCAAGACCCCTGCAGCGCGCTCGCAAGCGAGTCCCCGCTGGCGCCCACGGTATTGTCGGCCGCCGGCTTGCGCGGCGGTCTTCCGAGCATTTCGGGATCCAGCAGAGTCCAAAAGAGCCATAACATTGCTCGCGAATTCGCTGGACTGCTGCGTCAAACGGAGCGACTGATGGGACCTTAAGGCGACCGCCAAACGCCGTCTTCGCCCTCCATCGCCCTGCCTGGTCGCGGGGCTCGTGTCAGTGGCAGCACATGATGCTGCCGTTGACAGGAGGGAGGGCCAGATGGCCGCCAGCAAAACCACCTCGCAGAAAACCAGGCTCCCCGCAAAGCCTTCACGAGGCAAGCGCGCGACCAAAGCTACCGAAAAGTCAAAATCGGCCAAGCCGAAAGCGCCGGGACAAGGTGCATCAGTGCAGTCGAGCAGCGGTTCGTCCTCGAAGCAGGACACCGTCCTCGGGATGCTGCGCCAGGCCAACGGCACGACGATCGCCGCCATCATGGAGGCACTGACTGGCAACAGCATTCGGTGAGGGGCTTTTTTGCTGGCGTCGTCAAGAAGAGGCTCAAGCTGAAGCTCGACTCCGAAAAGATCGGCGACGAGCGCATCTATCGGATCGCGAAGTCGGCCACCTCTTCATGACGGACATCCGCCAAGGCGCAAATGGCCGGGCAGCCGATCCGGAGGTCGAAGCCGAACTCGATCGGCTGCCCAAAACACCTATCGCGGACCTGCGTAGTCGTTACAGGGAGCTATTCCGGGGCGAGCCGCCAGTGGCGTTCGGCCCAGACCTGCTCAGGCGCAGCATCGCACATCGGATTCAAGAGAGGGTTTATGGTGGTCTCTCACGGGAGCATCAACGCCTGCTCGATCGGCTGGTGAAGGCGGCTCAAGCCAAACCGAACGGCCGGCTTGAGCTGCCTCGACGGATCAAGCCCGGCTCCGAGCTTGTGCGCATCTGGAACAGACGCACCTATCGCGTCGTGGTGTTGGAAAACGGCTTTTCCCATGAAGGGCGGACCTACAAGAGCCTCTCCGAAATCGCTTTGGAGATTACGGGCACCAAATGGAACGGTCCCCGTTTCTTCGGTCTGAGGCGCTCTTCCGACAAAAAGTCCGCAGGCGAGACCCATGCCGGCTGACTCAACAAAGGTGCTCCGCTGCGCCATTTACACGCGCAAGTCCACTGAGCATGGCCTGGATCAAGAATTCAACTCGCTCGATGCTCAGCGGGAGGCCTGCGAGGCCTATATCAAAAGCCAGGCTTCGCAGGGCTGGAAGATCCTGCCCCAGCACTATGACGATCCCGCTTATTCCGGCGGCAACCTCGACCGCCCTGCCCTGAAAAGACTGCTGCGGGATGTCGAAGCCGGCAGAATCGAGGTGGTGGTCGTCTACAAGATTGATCGGCTCACTCGATCGCTGGCCGACTTCGCAAAGCTGGTCGAGACCTTTGATGCCCGATCGATTTCCTTTGTTGCAGTGACCCAGCAGTTCAGTACGACCACGTCGATGGGCCGGCTGACGCTGAACGTACTCCTGTCCTTTGCCCAGTTCGAGCGGGAGCTCGCCTCCGAACGGGTCAGGGACAAGATCGCGGCCTCGAGAAAGAAGGGCAAATGGACCGGAGGCACGGTCCCGCTTGGTTACGACGCCAAGGACAAAAAACTCATTGTCAACAAGGCCGAGGCCGACACTGTTCGCTCGATCTTTCAACGCTACCTCGAGCTGAAGTCATTCAGTCGCCTCGTGGCTGACCTCGACCAGCGCGGCATCGTCACCAAGCGGCGGAATACGAAGATCGCAAAATATCAGGGCGGTATCCCCTTCACCTACGGCCCCCTCGCCTATTTCCTGAAGAACCGTATCTATCTCGGCGAAACACACCACGGCGGAAAGTGGTTCAAAGGCGACCATGAGGCGATCCTCGACCGTCAGACCTTTGAGCGGGTGCAGAATCTTCTCAAAACCAACAGGATCACGCGCCGGATCAAACATTCTGAAAGCGGCGCCCTGCTCCAAGGCAAGCTGTTCGATGACAAGGGTAATCGGATGGGCCCGAGTTTCTCAAGTAAGAACGGCGTCCGCTACCGGTTCTATGTCAGCACAGCCCTGCGCGGACGAAAATACAGGGCTGGCTCTGTCACAAGGATAGCTGCTCGTGAGATCGAGACCGTTGTCGAGGAAGCCGTTCGAAAGAAGTTCAACGTACCAAGGGCAGAAGTCGAGGCGGTTTCAAAGCGGATCGAGCGGGTCGTCATTGGAAGCGCCTTTGTCCGCATCAGCTTCAACTCTCAGGAAAAAGCCGCTAACCCGTTCCGGTTTATCGACATACCGTGGACACGAGCCAAACCGAGCCAGACCCATGTGCGGCCGGCCGATAGCGACCGCTACCACGATCAAAAGCTATTACAAGCGGTCGTGCGCGCTCGAGCATGGCTGTCGGACCTCGCAGCAGGACGCTTCTGCTCAATAGAGGAGCTCGCTACCACCGCGAAGCTGCATCCAAAGGTCGTGCGGCAGGCACTGAGATTGGCCTTTGTCTCTCCCGACATCATCACCGCCGTTTTGACGGGCGATCGGTGCGCCAGTCTGACACTCGCAGGAATTCCAAAGGTGCTACCCCTGGACTGGTCGGCCCATCGACAAATGCTGCGTCCGCTTTAGTCCGGAAGCGGTTGTTTTTTTGGAGGCGGGGCGGACGGTAGCGTCGGCCGGACATTGATCCAAATTCTGATATATGAACTTGTCGGACGAACGCGTCAGCGTTTCGAGCCCTCTTTGATGTGTGCAGCTGTGGCCATCATGCGGGAATAGCAGCGCTGAAGGAGATGACAGATGAGCCGCCATCCCCATTTCGTACCACAAGGTGTGATATCGGCGGTGCTGCTGCCGTTTCACGGGATTTGTCGATCGACGAGCCGAGCTTCCGCGCTCACCTGCGCGGCGTTGGGGCGGTGCAGGGCCTGTCTGCGATCACGATCCTACTGAGGTCGCCCCGAGGACGAGCAGCGTTCCGTGATGGAGATTGCCGGCGAGGACGTCGGCGGCGCGCTGCCGATCATTCACGGTGTTGATGCCCACGGAAGCCTACAGGCGGCGCGGACAGGCTGCGACCGTCGAGCGCCGCGGTCGCTCCGTGCCATCACTTCGGTCACGACACCCGTTCGGTCTTGACGCGCTGCGCATGCTGCAGCTCTTCCATCAGCGCCTTTCGCAGGCGCTGGTTAGTCGCGCCCAATTAGGGAAAATGCGCCTCGATCAACTCGCTAGCGGCCCATCGCACTTCGACCGAGGCGGCGGCGTCGATGCAGCTGAGCCGTAGCCTGCGGTTCGGCGTCAAGCCAAATTGAGCGCTGATGCGTCGTATGTCGGCCATTGGCCGTGGAGTCCACCCTCGAGGATCGTATCAAGCAGTTCGTGATCGACGGCGAGGCGGTGGTGCTCCGTGTCGACGGCACAGCCCACAGCCACGGCTTCCGCACGAGCGATGCCGAGCTAGGCCGGTCGGTTGAGCGAAGCGTAGAACGGAGCTACTATCCGCTGGGTGCCTTGCGGCATCTTCTGGCGGTGCTGGTCTCAAGCGATCGGCTTACGTTTTGCCGTTCGCCCGATGCCGATTTGGATCGAAGCAATCCTCAATCATCG